TACTGATTACGCACCGGCAACAAGTGGATCATCTATTTTGTACGGTAACGGATCGGGAGGCTTTTCAAACGTCACAATTGGTTCTGGAGTATCTTTTACCGCAGGGACTTTATCAGCTACTGGATCGGGCGGTACGGTAACTAGCGTTGGTTTGTCACTTCCATCAATCTTTTCGGTGACTGGTTCGCCTGTTACTGGTTCAGGCACTTTGACGGCTACTTTAGCAAGTGAAACGGCTAATACGGTGTTCGCTGCACCAAACGGATCGTCTGGAACTCCCACATTTAGATCATTGGTTAATTCTGATTTTCCAACTTCAGGGGTTAGCTCTGGTACTTATGGTTCAGGCTCAGTTGTTCCAGTTATTACAGTTAACTCTCAAGGTATTGTTACTTCGGTCACAACGGCAGCGACAAACGCACCGGCCTATCAAGGAACTTGGAACGCAAGTACAAATACACCGACTTTAACGTCTTCAGTAGGCACTCAGGGTTACTACTATGTGGTATCTGTAGCAGGAACAACAAACTTAGATGGTAATGCCGTTTGGGTGGTTGGAGACTGGGCAATATTTGGTAATGGTAAATGGGAAAGAATCCCAGGGTCTGCAAGTGAATCCTTTACAAATCTAACTACTGCTAATTTAGCGGTAACTGGTTTGACAGGGTATATGTATGCCAATGGATCGAGCAATGTAACGTCTTCTACAACAATACCAACAACGGCATTGTCTGGAACGATTACAAATGCTCAACTTGCCAACTCAACCATTTCGGGGGTTGCTTTAGGTAATAGTTTATTTAACCTTACCGCAGGGACAAATGTAACTTTTAGCAGTGGGTCAACTTATAACGGATCAACTGCAATCACAATTAATGCGTCATCAACGATGGTGTATCCAGGCGCAGGGATACCAAATTCGACTGGTAGTGCTTGGGGTACATCTTACTCAACGACTGGATCTGGAACGGTTGTAGCTTTGGCAACTTCACCGACTTTTGTAACTCCAGTTTTAGGTACACCTACTTCAGGAAACTTTTCAACTGGTACGTTTACTTGGCCTACATTCAATCAGAATACAACCGGAAACGCTGCGACTGCTACTTTAGCAACAACTGCGACTAATTTGGCGGGTGGTGCAGCAAGTCAAATCCCTTATCAAACAGGATCGGGGGCTACTTCTTTTATTGCTAACGGAACAACTGGACAAGTTTTAACAAGCAATGGCACTTCAGCACCTACTTGGACAACGCTTACATCTTTGGTCACTATTTCTGATCAAACATCAAGTTCTAGCACTTTTTACCCTGCATTTTTAAATGCAACGACTGGCACAGTTTCAGTAATTGACACAAGTTCTACAAAACTTCAATATGTACCAAGTACAGGTACTTTTACTTCTACGGTTTTTAGTGGTGGAAGTTTTATAGGAACTGAAACAATCACTGGCTCATTGTCTGCCGGTGCTTTTAGTTATGGAACTCTTGGTTATTCAGATGTAAATATATTTGGTTCATTTACTTCAAGCGTAAATACTTACAACCAGATCATTTTACAAAACACCAATTCTGGATCGGCAGCATCGACAGATTACGTTGTTTCTAACAATCTAGGGACTTCAACCACTTATTACGGTGATTTCGGGATGAACTCGTCCACTTTTAGTGGTACTGGTTCTTTATCTTTGGCTAATGCGGTTTATTTAACTGCAACGTCAAGCGATTTGTCAATTGGAACGACAACCGCTAACCCTATTCACTTTGTTATTAATGGGAGTGCAACCGATGCAATGACTATTAATACCAGTGGGGCGCTTGCACTTAATGGACAATATGGTACTTCAGGACAAGTCTTGAGTTCAGGTGGTTCTAGCGGTGTTCCCACTTGGATAAATGCCGGAAGTGGTGGATCATCTCCTCCTGCTTTAAATGTAACATTACAACAAAATTTCGGAGGTTTCCTATAAATGGCTTCTAATACTTCACCAATTTTTCCATTAACCCCTATTGTTGGTATTGCAACGCTAACCTCGGCTACTGCGATTACTTCCAGGGCTAACATTACCGGCACAACTGGCTTGGTTCAATTGACTGCAACCTCTACCAACGGAACAAAAGTAGACGCAATTACGGTCACTGCCAAGGGTACGACAGTAGCTAATATCGTAGATATTTGGATTTATAACGGCACAACTTCATTCTTGTACGCTGAAATCCCAGTATCTGCGATCACTCCGAGCACGACAGTCCAGGCTTTTACGACAACAGTGACGTTTAACAATCTGGTTTTACCTCCCACTTATCAGTTGTATATCTCTGAACAAGTAGGCACGACAAGCGCAGATTTGAACATTATGGCTTTTGGAGGTCAATACTAATGGCTTTTCCAGGTCAGTCTTTTCAATTCAATCAGACTGTGCCGGTGGTACAGGCAACGACTCCGTTTGTGGTTAACTCCCAGACGGTTACTTCTAGTTACGCAATTCCAGTGGGTTCGAGTTGCGTTTCTGGTGGGCCAGTTACGATCAATTCAGGGGCTACGGTGACAATCCCAACAGGAAGTAAATGGATCATTTTATAAAAGACTTTATTGAATCCGTCATGCGGGACGATAGAGTTTGGAAGTGGGTTAAGGTTGATGGGATTAAAAAAGAGAATTTTGGGTATCAAGAGAGCGAGATTTACTACACAAATACGCATGGTTTTGTGATGTTTAGACCCGCAACTCCGACAATGTACGAGGTTCACATTTGTATGTTGAAGGGGGCAAAAGAAGTGGATTCTTTCTTTTTAGATTGTCTTGAGAAAATGAGGCAAAAAGGAGCAAGAAAGTTCCTCGGAACTATTGGTGAATGGAACACCTCTGCGTTAAAATTAGCACTGCGGTGCGGATTTGTCGAGGAGGGTAGGATTAGCAAGGCTTACCGTAGAGATGGTGTAGATCGGTCTATGGTAATGATGGGGAGAGAATAATGTCTTTTATTGCAAATGCAGTTCGTGATTTAACAGGGGCAAATCAACAAGCCAAAGCTGCAACTGATGCTGCGAATACTCAAGCTGCAGCAGCTAAATATGCAGCGGATTTGCAAAACTCACAGTTTCAGCAAACTCAGCAGAATTTAGCTCCTTATATGGGTCTTGGTACGGCAGCGATGCCTCAACTTATGAGCCTTTTAGGTCTTGGCCCACAAGGAAGTCAAGGGATTCAGTCTACTTTGGCTAATACTCCTGGCTATCAATTTACTTTAAATCAAGGACTTCAACAGTTACAGAATCAACAATCTGCGACTGGTCAGAATTTATCTGGGGCGCAACAAAAAGGGTTGCAACAATACACAACCGGATTGGCTCAAAGTAATTATCAACAATATTTGAATAATTACATGAATACGGTAGGAATGGGGCAAAACGCTGCTGCCGGTCTTGGTGGACTTGGTGCAGCCAATGCCTCATCAGTAGGGAATGCCCTAATGGGTGGAGCAAATGCAACTGCAGCAGGACAAGTCGCAGCAGGAAACGCTCAATCTAATTCTTTAAATAGTTTGATGCAATTAGGATTGGGAGGAGCAGGAATTTATTCTCTTGGTGCTAAATCAGGATTGAACTCTGCAATAACTAATTTATTTAGCGGTACTGGTGGAGCTGCTGCTACAGGCGGTGTTTCAGATGCAGTTTTAGCATTAGGGTAAAGGATAAAAATATGCCAATAGATCCATCAATAATCCCTACAAAACAAACCATTCCCGATTTCGGTGGGTTTGTGAATAATCTTATGAACTTGCAAAAGAACAATATTGCGGTTCAACAAGGCGATCTTCAACTTCAGCAACTTCAACAAGAGATTGCGTTAAATAAAGCATCTTCCAAAGCTATTCAACAAAACACGGACGAAAACGGAAATGTAAATATCCCTGGTGTTATTAGTATGCTTTCAAAGTCTCCAGAGGCAGCGACTAATTTAGCACCAACGATTACATCTTTACTTGGTCAACAAGGAACTCAACAAGAAAATATTAGCAAAAAACTAGGAAATCTGGTTCAAAAGAACACTATTTCTGGTCAGCGTTTGGGTGGATTAGTTGAAAAAATTAAAAAAGGTGGAACAGTCACACCTGAAGAACACGCAAAAGAAATGGCTAATTTAATTGCTGAAGGTGTATTAACTCCAGATGAGGCTCTTTTACATTTAAGAATGGCCCCTACTCCAACTGGAGACAAAAAGAAAGATCAAGATGCTTATCATAATTTTATTGAACAAGAATTATTTGCAACTCAAACTAATTCAGATCAAATAAACAAAATACTTGGTACTTTACAACCTGGCGCAAATGGACAACCTCCGTCTGTTTACAACGCACTTACACAGACTTTAAACCCTGTACAGTTTGCTAATCCTAATCAAGCACAACCGCAGACTAACTTAGCTCCTGGCGCACCTGGTACACCTTCTGGACAGTTTCCTAGCGCACCTCCACAAACTCAAGACCCAGTAGCATCTCAATTGATGTTCCCTGTTCGTCAACCTGGAACTAATTACGCACCATTGCCAAATGAGGATACAAAGACTCAAGAAGGCGGTCAATACGTCAGTAGTTTAATTGACAGAAAGAAAAACCTTGTCACAGACCGTAGAAACTTGGATGAAATGCTCAAACAAGTTGAAAAGGTCAAAGAGGAAACAATGCGGATTCCAGGCGGTGATTTGCCTGTAGTTGGTGGTGCAGTCAATCTTGCAAATAAAGGTATTCGATACGCAAGTAGCATGGTTGCAGATCCAAAGTATCAGCAATTGTCAAAAGACATTGCAAATATGCAGATATCCAATCTAAAAGCTGCCGGTGGTTCAATGGATACGGTTGCAGGACAGGCTCTACAGGCTCACGCAAACGGAAGTGAAGTCTATGATCCAGATGTACTCTTAAACATTGGAAGACGAGCAAAATCAGACATGAAGAATCTTGATCTTCAAACGGACGCAGCAACCAAGTTTATTAAGCGTTATGGCGCAAATAACATGGACACATTTAAAAAGATTTGGGGTGATAACGCAGACAGTAAATTATTTGAAATGATGAATCATTACGAAGATAAGACAATGACGGATGAGCAGAAAAAGCAGAAACGTGATGAATTAGCTGGTATAACTCCTGGAATGTCTGCTGAGAAAAAGAAAGAACTATTAAAAGAATTCAAAGACAAGCACGAAGTTATTCAAAAATTAGTTAACACAGGCGGTCTGTAATGGGAACATTTGCTGATTTTCTTGATGACGTTGAGACTGAAAAGCCTCAATCTAAGAATGTTCCTGCACCGATCAGGAATAACAACCCAGGCGCACTCATGCCTGGTGGAAAGTTGGCACAGTACAAAACTCCAGAGGAAGGACTTGCAGCACTTGATAAGAACTTAGCAAGTTACGGGAAAAAGGGTGTAAGCACTTTAGCGGATGTAATCTCTAAATGGGCGCCTCCTAATGAGAACGACACAAATGCTTATATTGCTCACGTTGCAAAAGTTGCAGGACTTGATCCAAATCAAAAGATTGATTTAAGTAATCCGTTGATTCGTCATCAAATATCTGCCGGAATTGTTCAGCATGAGAATGGAACTAAAGCCATTTATCAACCGTCTGCACAAGCCAAATCAACTCCCTCAGACTTTGCCAGTTTCTTAGAAGATGTAGGAGAAACACCAAGTCAAGCTAAATCTGTAGCTCCAGTTGTCCAACAAGCCCCACAAGTAAGTCAGACTGCGCCAGTCGTTCAAGCTCCTGCAAGACAGAT